AAGATGTATTGCAAAAATACCGCACTAATATCGGGCAGTAATTCTTTAAAGCAGTTTAAACGACCTTTAAAGCCCATTTAAGTAAACTCCTTTGTGAAAGTTAAACAACACACTCACAAAGGAGTTTTTTATGTCTCAAAAAGTCGATGCGGTTCGCACAACCATTAAATTGTCTAGCCCTGTCCAATTACCTGATGGCACAACGCTCGAAGAGTTAAAAGTGCGTGAACCATTGGTAAAAGATTTTCGTACAGCAAGTCAGCAAGGTAAAACTAACGAAGATCGTGAAATTATCGTTGCAGCACTTTGCTGTGGTTTGGTGTTGGAAGATATGGATTTAATCAAATGGAAAGATTATGTTCAGGTACAACGATTTCTGTTTGGTTCAGATGATACCGATGGAGACGTTAAATAATGCGATTGCTGATGTGGTTTGGTGGTTTGGCTTTTCTGCAGAAGAAATCAATAATTGGACGTTAAAAGAATTAGACGACTGGCTTGCTCAAGCCAACCGTCAAGTTAAGGCGGGTTATGTACGTGCTTGACGATAAAATTTAACCAGTCCAATAATTGCCCCTGTGATTGTTGCAGCACTTAAAGAAAGCAAGGTCATTAAAGGGGCAGTTACTAACGCGATAATTGTGCCTAATACAAGATAAAGAATAAAACCCACACCAAAAGCAATAAAGAAGTTGTCTGTGGCATTAAACATACCTACCCAATACCACCAAGAAAACGCTAAAAAACCGATAGAAAACAATAAACCTATCACAGACCAGTAGGCTTTTTCTACTATATCGTAATCTTTCCAGTCTTCTATGATTTCTTTGAACAAGCCAAACATAAATGCCTCCTGAATTTTTCGTATATTTAACATAGTGAGCAAAAAATGGCAAATAATTTAGTACTCGGTTTAGTTATTGGTGCCTCTTTAAAAGGTAGTTTTTCTGCTGCCTTTGGAAAGGCGAATAAAACCATTGAAAACCTTTCTAATAATTTGGGTAAAGCAACCCAGCAAAACGAAAAATTGGGTGCAAAAATGGCGAAATGGCAAGAACGTCAAGCCGCACTACATCAAAAAATGCAACTTGCCTATCTTTCAGGAGATCAGAATATTGGTAAGCTTACTCGCCGTTATGAACGAATGCAGGCAGTAATTGCTCGTACGGCAGAAAAGCAACAACATTTTACCCGTGCTATTCAATCTTCTGAAAAAGCTCAACGTTCCTTATCTAGTACTTTAGAAAAACAACAGGCACGCAAACAAAACCGTGATGAATTAAAAGGTAAGTTAGCTAAATCTACCGCAATAACAGCTAGCGTAGCGTTACCTACGTGGAATGCTGTGAAAACCTATATGCAACAGGAAGAAGCAGCAAATAATCTGAAAATTTCAATGATGAAGGCTGACGGCACATTCGGCAAATTTAAGGAAATCGGCAAAATAGCCGACCAACTTGGCACGGATTTACCAGGAACGCGTGAAGATTTCTACAAGCTCGCCAAAGCAATGAAAATGCAAGGTGTCTCTGATGACACTTTGATTAACGGTGGCTTAAAAACATCGGCAAAACTCAACGTTTTACTTGAAATGGATCAAGAGCAAGGAGGTGAGTTCTTTGCAAAGATGATGGAATCTCACGGTTTATCAGAAGCTGAACTTGGAGCATCAGCAGACGATTTACAACGAGCAATGTTTGCTGCAGGTATGAAAAAAGACGATATGTATGGGGCAATGACCTACTATGCGTCTAATGTTCGTTCGATGAAATTAACAGGGCGAGAAAACTCACAGAAAATTTTTGCGATTGAGGGGCTTGCTGCTCAACAAGGTTTAGAAGGCACATCATTCGGTACAAACTTTTCAACAATGCTTGACAGAATGAGTAAAGGTCCGCAAATGATTGCTGAAGCCAAAAAAGGGATGAAGGCAGAAGCTCGGGATATTCTCAAAAAAAGCGGTGTGAAGTTTGACTTCTGGGATAAAAAAGGCAATTTCAAAGGTATTGACGGAATGGTCAAGGAGCTTGAGAAACTGCAAAAAATCCGAGCAAAATTTGGCGACCAAGCTGCACAAGATGTGGCTGATGCAATGTTTGGCACTGAGGGTAAGCGTGTCGCCTTGTTATTAGGTGAAAAAGGAACGACAGGCTTACAAGATTTCTTACAGAAAATGAAAGACCAAGCCAGTATTGAAGAACGCGTCGCCCAAAAAACGAAAACACTTGGTTCTGCCCTTGAGAGTTTAGGCGGTGCATGGGAAAGTGCGGTCGGGAATATAGGGTCTGTTTTTGCCGATGATATTAAATCGGGAGCGAAAGCACTACAAGGTTTTGTTGAAGATACATTGACACCTTTTGTCAGCGAGCATAAAACAGCGATTAAGTGGATCGCTGCTACTGTAGGCGGTTTTTCCTTACTAAGCACAGGCGTATTAGCAACAAAATTTGCGTTTAGTGGCATAGCATCCATTTTTTCAGCAGCATTTATGCCATTTAAAGTATTTAAGGCAATTAAAGCAGCCAAAGAACTTGAAACCTTAACGGGTACAGTTACCAAAACAGGTAGAGTAATGAAATGGCTTGGCTCAGCCTTTGGTGTTGCGAAAAAAGCTTTTATTGGATTAGGGAAAGCTTTGCTTACCAACCCTATCGGCTTAACCATTACCGCCATCGCTGTTGCCGCCTATCTCATCTATGACAATTGGGAATCTGTTTCAGCTTGGTTTTCCAACCTTTGGACGAAAGTCACAGGTTACTTCCAAAACTTCTGCAACTGGGTGCAAGGCATTTGGACAGGAGCAACTGAATGGGTTTCGAGTGCGTGGACAGGTGTGTCGGATTACTTCGGGCAACTTTGGAATAACATCACCAACTTCTTCAACTCAGGCATTGGCAACATCACCGCCACTATTCTCAACTGGTCGCCACTCGGATTATTCCAGCAAGTATTTTCCACCGTGTTGTCGTGGTTTGGTATTGATATGCCAGCGAAGTTTACCGAATTTGGTTCGAATATTATCAGCGGATTAGTAAACGGCATCAAAAACACGTGGGAGACGGTAAAACAAAGTGTGCTAGATCTCGGTGGAAATATCACATCGTGGTTTAAAGAAAAACTCGGCATTCATTCGCCAAGCCGCGTCTTTAAGGGTTACGGTGTAAACGTGGTGGAAGGCTTGGCAATCGGGATGGATAACGCCCAACCACTCGCCACAGAAGCCAGCAAAAATCTCTCAAGTGCGGTGAAATTTGAGCCTGTTTTAAATAGCGTTGAAACCGCCTTTAAACCGCTGTTAAACGAGAAAAAAGGCTTTTTCGGCACACTGTGGGACGATGTGAAATTCGGGGCGAATTTTGTTGGTAATCTGCTTGGACTTAATCAATCGACCGATTTCCGCACTCCTGATTTTAACCCTGACGCCCAAATCTCCCCTAACCCATCTTTACAAAAGAGGGAGACAGAAGCGTCAATCTTTCACGATTATCAACCGTTAAACCGAAACGCCGTTACAAATAATGAAACCAATCAGCACAACGGCATCGTGGTCAATTTCAACCCGACCATTAACGTGAACGGTAGCCAAAATCAGGGCGTAATGGAACAGGTGCAGCAAGGGTTGAATATGAGCCTTGTGGAATTTGAACGCCTGCTTAATCGCGTGCTAGACCAACGTCAGCGGAGAGCCTACTAAGGAGAAACAACAATGTATTTTATGCTAGGCAATATCGCCTTTGAGCCGGTCAATTTGACCGACTTTTCAGAGACCCATTCTGCGGATTTTGCCGAACACGCGGTGCTCAAAGGCAAGCCAAAATTGCAAGCGATGGGCGAAAAACTGACAGATTTATCCTTTGCCATTCGCCTGCACCACAAAATCGGCGGCGTGGAAAGTCGTTATCAATCGCTACTTTCGGCAAAAGCCAAGCAAGACGCCCTTGCCTTGATGTGGGGTTCAAAATACAAAGGCAATTTTGTGATCACCGATATTTCATCGACCACACTATTTACCGACGGCAAAGGTAATGCCTTGGCACGTGAGATGAATATCAGCCTGAAAGAGTTTGTCGGCAATTCGCAACAGGGTTTGCTTGGCGCGGCGTTAAATGTGGGCGGAAAATCTTTGCTCGGTTCGATTTTGCCGAAAGGTTTAACCAATACGCTTTCAACGGTGAAAAGTGCGGTTAGTCGTGGTGTGGAATTGTATCAGCAAGGCAAACGTGCGGTGGACGAAGTTCGTAACACCGTTGCGGTGGTTCGCCAGTTGGCACACGACCCCGCGTCCGCATTGGCGTATTTGCCGAGTACGCTTGCTAATTTAGACAACGCCTTGGGTGGCTTTGGCGAACTGGTCGGTATGCAATCCGCTTTCGAGGGCGTTCGCCAGTATCTGCCTGCTATTAGCGAATTTAGCCGTGATGTGTCTGCGGTGTATGACGATTTGCAAATAATGAAACAGAGTTTCAGTCGGGCATCTGCTGATAGCGAATGGAATAACTGGTTTACGCCTGCTGATAATGCTTTAACTGAAATCAATGAGCGGCTGGATAATTCCGCAAATTCAGTGGCCAAAATGACCGCTTGGATTGTTTTGCGTGAAGATGAAGACGTGGAGATTTTGAATGACCCAAACCGTACTTAAACATACCGTCAAACAAGGCGAACGCTGGGATAACCTTGCCTATTATTACTATGGCGACGCACTGGAATATGCTCGCATCATTAGAGCCAATCCACATATCAGTTTTTGTGAAGTGTTGCCTACTGGGGCGACCGTGTTTATCCCTGTGCTAAATGTGAAACCGACCCAAAACGAAAATTTACCGCCGTGGTTAAGAGGAAATAATGAGTAAAGTCCAAACGCCCGATTTTTCGCTTTTTTATGAGAAAACCAATATCACGGCAGAGATTGAGCCGTCTTTGCTGGAATTAACTTACACCGACTATTTGGAAGGACAATCGGACGAGCTTTCTGTTTCCTTTGAAGACATCAGCGGTAAGTGGATTCGCCAATGGTTCCCGACACAGGGCGACAAACTCAAGGCGGCGATTGGCTATCAGGGCGAGCCGTTAGTCGAAATTGGGGCATTTGAGATTGATGAGGTGGAATACAGCTATCACCCGTCTAGCATTACCCTGCGAGCCTTATCCACTGGCATTAGCAAAGCTAACCGTACACTTAAGCCAAAAGCCTACGAGAACACCACGCTCGCCCAAGTGGTGGCAGCGGTGGCAAATCGCTTGAAACTCAAAGTGGTGGGCAAAATTCGCCACATTCCCATTCAACGCATCACCCAATATCAAGAGCGTGATGTGGAATTTCTTGCCCGCCTTGCCCGTGAGTATCATCACAGTTTCAAGATTGTGGGTAATCAACTGGTGTTTACCGATAAAGATGAACTCGGACAAAGTGAACCTGTGGTCGTACTCGATGAAAGCGAATGTATCAGCTTGCGACTGCGAGATCGGATTAAAGACACCGCAAAACAGGTGGAAATCAAAGGCTTTGATACAAGCGGTAAAAAAGTAGTGAAAAAAAGCAAAAAAGCGACCGCACTTCGCCCGAAAATGCAGCAGGCACAGGCGGCAAGTGGCGATACGCTAAAAATTACCACACGAGGCGAAAGCCAAGAACAGATTGATGCCAGAGGCGATGCAGCATTAAGCGAGCAAAACGAAGACCAAAGTGCAGGCGATATTACCCTGATTGGCAACCCAAAACTGGTGGCAGGTTCCACTATTCTGCTCAAAAATTTAGGCGTGTTTTCAGGTAAATACTTAATCAAACAATCACGCCACACCTTTAACAAACAGGGCTACACCACCAGCATCGAGGTGCGAATGTTGGAATTTATCCCCGATGATTTGATGACTTTAGGCATGGAGATGACGAATGCAAACCCATAATTTTGGTGCGACCTATCAAGAAGGCATTGTGTCGGCAATCGACCCGAAAAGCCACAAAGTGCGGTGTAAAGTTCCTGCCCTTGAAGATTTAGAAACTGCGTGGCTCTCTTTCCTCACGCCAAACGCAGGCGGAAACCAGTTTTACTGCTTGCCTGACGTGGGAGAATTGGTAGCGATTTTACTTGATGCACGTGGCGAAGGTGGTTGCGTGCTGGGAGCGATTTATAATGAGCAAGACAAAACGCCAGTGCAAGATGGCGACATTTGGTTCAAAAAATTTAAAAACGGCACAACTATTGCCCACGACCGTAAATCAGGCGATTTAACCATTCATACCAGCGGTAAAGTTATCGTCAATGATTGCGAAGTGGAAGTGAACAACGGCAATGTCAATGTGAACGGTGGCGATGTGATCGCAGATGGTATTTCGCTGAAAAATCATAAACACCTTGAACAAGGCGATGGTAAGCTCACTTCTCCGTCAAAATCTTAGAATCTTTGACCGCACTTTTCTTTAAATCAGTTTAAAAGCCCCACCCCAAATAGCCTTGTATCATCAAGGCTATGAATATAAATCCGATACACTCAACCCACTGGCAACTTGCACCGAACCTTAACGAGCAGGCGGTGCAAGGCATTGATGATATTCATCAGTGCATTGCCAACATTCTCAATACGCTCAAAGGCACCGATGTGCTTCGCCCTGAATTTGGCTCGGATCATTTTCAATATATTGACCAGCCCGAAGATGTCGCCCTGCCCAATATGGTGCGTGAAATCACGCTTGCCCTGCAACGATGGGAAAACCGCATAGAAGTCGAAAGTGTGCAAATCAGCGGACAAGCTCCGCATTTTGAATTGTTGATTTTCTGGACTTTAGTGGACGATGTATATCGGGAACTTTATCAGACACAGGTGGCACAATGAGAAAAGAAGACGTGAAAATTGTCTCCGATGATATTAAGCAAATTTTAGCGGAAGCCATTGCCGACTAC